AGCCAAGCCCGCAAGACACCTTCACTAAACAAACCGATGCTCAAACCCAGGTTCTACAAACTGTTTGAAGACAGCATCGAGAGCGGTGCAACACGCGGAGTAAACCGAGCTTACAAGTACAACGACTCTCCAACCCGAGAAGAGCTCATCCAAAGTGTCACCAACTGCATTATGGGTGACCTACACGAAAACTTCGTCTTCCCAGACGAAACCGACTAACTTAGCCTGACGTTTTAACTAAACCATGCGGAAATTACTCGCCCTTTGTCTGCTATTAGCTTCCACAGCGGCTCCCGTTAATGCACAGTCGCATGCAATCACATGCACACGCGACCCTAATTCATCCGTCAATCTGCGCAACGGTCCTAGCCGAAACAACTACGTAATCGCATCTATCCCTAGCAACGCATACGTTCGGATCCTCTCCTGGGTGTGGGGAGGTGATGGTATGCGCTGGTATAACGTAGAGTACAACGGACTCGTAGGTTGGCAACGTTCTGACTATCTCTGCCGATGAATACGACAAAGAAACTGGGCATCATTGTTGCTGGCTTTGCTGCATTTGTTGTCGGCTCGGTGGTAGTTACCTTAGTTAGCTCTGCGGTAAGTGCTTTAATGCCAGGGCGAACGCCAGATCCTCCGGGGAAGCTGGAACCCTCCCCAGAAGAGAAAGCGAAAGCCGACTGGGAGGCGAAGATGGGCAAGTCTCAAGAGACTCAGCCTAAGGACGACACTAAAAAAGAACCGACGGACACAAAGGAAGACTCTCCGCCTGCAGAGCTTCCAGCTGATTCCGAACAACGACCCGTCTCGGAACCCTCTCCCCCTGTGGCTCCTCCCACGCCGCCGAGAGTTTCGACAGGGCCGGGAAACTTTGACGCTCCTGCGTATGTTCCGCCTCCGCCTCCGCCCTCAGTTGGCCCCGGAAATCTCTAATGAAACTAACAATGTTTGCTTTACTCGGAACCACTGCCGGAATCGCTACCTGTTTGCTTGTTAACCAAGGCGCCAAACTCATAGCGCATCACAACGCGCAGCAAGATCATTTGCGCGAGATGATGTATGCTCAGGTATCTCCATTGGAGCAAGGTCCAGGAGATGTAACTAAGGAATTGCCGGATGGGATGCTGCCGCTGGATGCAACCCCAACACCAGGTTCCGCAATGGAACCAGGCTCAATGCGTCCAACGATTCAGATCAAACCTGGTGCGATTCCGCGACCCGCAGGAAGGGAAGCGGCAGCGTATCTGGTGCTCAAGAAATCAGATAAAACAATTAAAGACACGAAGGATCCCATCTGGGAACTAACCTTGATGAGTACTGAGAAAATCCCATTAGAGACGTTGCCCAGTGTCACAGGAAGAGCGTACCGACAAACCGCAAACAGAAACCAAAGCGGAACCAAAGCGCCCCTACCCAAAGGAACTTATCGAATTGACCGAATGGGAATTGAAGCGGGCCCGTTTGACGATCCCGAGTTAGGTAGAGGTTTCTGGATTCCGATCACACCTTTGTTCGCCACGGGGCGATCCGCTCTGGGATTCCATCAGGATCCGAGCTGGGGTAAACGCAACGGCGAATCAGGTACAAGCGGCTGTATCGGTTTACAATCGGCCGAAGACACTATGAAGTTAGTAACTTGGATTAAACACTACAATATTCAGAATTTAGTTGTAGAAAGCTGAAGTCGACAAGCCCCGAAACTCTCGGGGTTTTTTGATGATAGGAGAGAGCAAATTACGTTAAGTAAGTAATTTAAATAGAAATTTTTTATAAAAGACGGATTTACCAAACTATCGCGTTAAACGCAAGAATCAAATGGTGATCAACCAACAACCTGAAACAATGTAAAAGCAATCAGCTAAACCGCTATAGTTCATCTTGAACAAGCCACGGCGAGAAGGATGTCGCGAGCGCAACAAAAGCTCCAGCAGTTCGATGTTTTTTCGAAGGCTTTCAAAGGTGAGTGGAAATTCAGCGGCAGCGTGACGGCGCAAAGCAGCTTAGATGCGAAGTATCGTTTTATGTCAGATAACAACATCGTAAACCCAAACAGTGTTGCGGTTTACCAGAAAAGGTAACTAAACACGAATAGGCTGGTAAAGGAGCGCAGCCTCGCGTCTGGTGGCTGCTCCGCGTCCTGAGATTTGCGGAGCATGTGCGGAGTTCGATTCTCCCGGCGAGGGCTCAGTGAGGTCTAGACCTTTACATGTGCTATATTGCACTCGGTGGCACCGACCGATCCAAACGTGGCGCCTACATCACATCAGACCTTCTCATGAACATCAAAACAACGGAGCTGGTAGAGCTGGGTGCTTTGGCGGCCGAAGCTTATGACGAATGCGACACTGCGCTGCAGCAGTTGGATAGCGCATTCGGAGTTCCATACGAAGCAGCCAAACTCAATCTGCTCAAAGACATCACACTCGCAGAACGTCAGGGGTTCGATCTATCGGTATTCTCCGGAGAGGAGAGTCAATTCAAGTTCCCTCAGCACAATACAAACATCGTCATCCGCATCACTCGAGTTCCCACGGCGCACGACAAACTTCGGAAGCTGACCGAGAAAGTAGAAAAGCTTGAAACTGAATTGAAACTGGCCAAGATGCAGCTAAAGCACACAGCCAAGCAAATGGTAATAACCGGAGAGTGCGACGAGACTACTGAGAAGATCGTCCTGGCATTCACAAGACTGCGTAAGTAGCGTGCGCTACTGACAGAATCATAAGATTCTGTGAACTGTCTGGTTTCCCTTCGAAACCTGCGCTAAGGTCTTCCCCGTGGGCCCCTCGGCATCTGTTCCTGAGGGGTTCTGCACTTTCCTCACTCAGTAATTGAACTTTAACTAACACAAATGACAACCCACTATCTCCTGGCTTGCTCAATCTCAGCAGACGTAAGGCAGTCTGTTCAAATCAAATTTGATGACCTAAAACTTCCGCCATCGGTTATCGAAACTCTTGAAAAGAACAACACCGTCAGCCTTCGCCCCAATCTCTCGAATTCTCTCAAAGGAGAATTGGATTCACTTCGTGTCATGCAGCGTGAACTGTATGACAGCTATTGCATTCATTACGGCGATTCTCACTTTGTCACTTCTAACTATTTTCAGTGCGCTAACGATCTGATTAAAGAGATTCGAAAAGCGGCGGATGCTGCTAACGACAAACTCAAAGATCTGTGGAAAGACGAGTTCGATGCCTGGTCGGAAACTGCACACGGCATCTTACGTCCGCTCTTCGGAAGTAACGATGAGTTCAAGTTGGCTCATGAAGCGTATTTGCGTCTGTTTCCAACGTGTGAAGAATACAAAGCACCGATTCGTGTATCTGTGTTGGGGCCTCTGCCGGTCTCTCTCGTCACAGTAAACAAACCAATTGATGGCGATTTGGAATCGCTAATGGCTTACGAAAACCAAATCAATACTCAGCAGGTGCTCGAAGCTGCAAGAAACAGCGCAGCGGATCGTGCACTGCAGATAAGTGCCGAGCTGCTTGACGACCTCGATGTTCGCGGGGTCACAAAGATCGGCAAACAGCAAACAGGGGGCACTCGTAAGCGGGGCTCGTGGCAACTAACCGCAGAGAAACTGAAACTGATCAGCGACTCTGTACCAGGATTTGATAACCTCACAAAATTAGCTGACGAACTGCTCCAATCAGGACACAATCTGCAGGCAGAAGATAGAGCAGTACGGCAGAAGGGAACCGAAGATTTTTATCGAGTTCAGGAGGAGATTCGCGCAGAGCTGGAATCAATCTGTTCCACGCGGGACGAATCCAAAGGCTTAGATAAACTGAAGCAGTCGCTTGCCCTTTCATCTCAGTACAAAACACTTTGCGACAGGATTAACAACGCTGAAAACATCAACAGTTTGAACTTATTAGTAAAAGATGCAAATGTAGAACTAGATGTCTATGCACAAAGATCAAAACAGCTGAAGAAACTCATTAACCAGAGGAAAGAACTCATTGGAGCAGCAGGTGAGAAACTGGACGAACTGTTGGCTGAACTGTCAACAGCGACTCCTGTAGCCAACGAAGTTATCGAAGACGCTCCGGAGGAAGCTGACTTTTAATGAAACGACTTCTCCACGTGATCGAATCCGACGAAGGTTATCTCTGTGACATAGAGAAATACACAGAGGATCCGAACGCCGCTATTACTTTTGTGGATTTCACAGTGGCAGCCAAACGGTTAGCCGCTATGGACACGAAGATCAAAGAAGATTGCTGGGTGGGAAGCGTTTACGTAGATTTCCCTCACCCAAAGGGTTACAGCTCACTCATTCAAACTAACTACCTCAACAAACGATGAACGATCAACTTTTTCTCAAGCTTCAGAAATTTAGAGGAGCGCTCAACGCGAGCAGCCTTGAGCGTGAGCAAATTATCGATGGTCTTCTAGCTTCACTGCTGAGCAAACAGAACGCATTCCTTCTAGGTGTCCCCGGAACAGGTAAATCAGATCTTGTTCGAAACATCTGTGGAGGTATTACCGACGCTAATTACTTCGGATACCTGCTCACACCAACGACTGATCCTTCAGAAGTGTTCGGTCCTGTTGCAGTGACTAAACTCCTAAACGATGAGTACACCAGAGACGTCGAAGGGTATCTGCCCACAGCGCACATTGGTTTTTTGGATGAGCTGTTTCGCGGTTCCTCCGCGATCCTGAATTCACTCCTAACTCTCCTTAACGAGCGGACGTTCAACAACGGGAAGGAAAACTTAGAGACACCCATCCAGGCAATCATCGCAGCGACAAACAGCTGGCCAGAGGAAGAATCACTTCAAGCGTTCGCAGACAGATTCCTATTCAGACCGACTGTTGACTTACTCCGAAAACCCACGTCCAAACGGCGGCTGGATGAATGGGGATTGGGAATCGAACAGCGTCCTGAAGTAGGCGAGCATCTGACTCTCGATGAACTCGAGGCACTACAGAAAGAAGCAGCTGCGATAAAAGTTTCCGAAGAATTCCTAGACAAGTTCAACTCCGTATGGGAAATGTTGAGCAGCCGCGCGATAACGATCAGCGATCGTCGGCGTGTGCAGATACTCAAATTTCTAAAAGCGTGGGCGCTTGTGCAAGGAGATGACGAACTCTACCCTGAGCACATGCACAGTAGCCTTGTACACATTGTGTATCAGACTATTGAAGATCAGGAAGTCATCCGCGAAGTTCTAGAGCAGGAGATTCCCACAGCGGACAAGGTGTTCTCCGACGCCAAGAGAGCTGCAGCGGGAATTATGTCCGAGTACACAACGTACAGCCACCGATATAACAAGGCTAGGGGACTATCGGAGCTGAATGAATTCGTAGTTTTACTCCGAAAGTACTCCAAGGATATGGCGACAGTTCGCGACAAAGTCTCCGAGATCCTGGATGGTTCGAAACTCCGGATGTCTGCCACGACGCGGGCAAAGGGAGTTAAGCTTCAACAAACCCTTCAAACCCATTGCGACACGCTGGCTCGAGCGATCAGCGACATAAGTAAATGACTCATCAGTACTACGCAGTCGAGATCACAAACTCCAATGGAGATTGCGAGGAAAAAACATATCCCGCAAAGGGAGCGACAAATGCGTGGTACATCGCGATGGAGTTAAACCCAGGCTGTCAAGCAAAAGTCCTGGGTCGTGTTTCTGAACTTGATCTCAAATCAGATTAACAACACTAGATCCCATGAACATGCAAACTCAATCTGAATTTGTCCGCCTCACAAACAATGAACCTCTGACGCTTGCATGCTCGCCTCTCGCTGATTTTCTATGGGAAGATTTTGTCAGGGACACGCGTCCGGTAGTTAAGTATTTAATAGATCACTACAAGATCGGACAACTATCTCGTTTCGGTAAGGAATTATTCGACAGACTTTATAACGCTGACAACGTCAAGTGGCTGGTATCAGAAGAAGCTTACGAAGAATATTTCCGCAAGGTATGCGACGGAGATTCTTCGGCGATTCCCACGGGGTACAAACCGGAGAACGGAATCTGGTATGCCATCATGGCTGATCTCGGTCAAACCGCAGCGTGGCCAGAGCTGCTCAGGCGCTGCGTAGGCAACCAATTCAACGCAGGCAACAACGCAGTCAACCTTCTGAACAAGCTGTCGGAAGTTCTGCAGGACGCCATCGAGGAGGGGTTGTTCGACGTTCAACTGTTAACCGCCGCAGGGGATAAGCTCGAGCAGCTGAGGCAGGCGTATCAAGACGCCAAAGCCAAAGGCGATGAGAAGGCAGCGGATGAAGCTCGCAAAGCGGGAAAAGCCTTAAACCAAGCGATCAACAACGCCCTACAGCAAGCGGCGGAACAAATCAAACCGCAGACGGATTCGATTGTTGATCAAACTATCGAGAAGAGTGATGAGACAAACGAAGCGATCTCAAGCCTCCACGGGGTGGAAGTAGGAACAGGAAAGAACGCAAACGATCTGAAAGCTAAGCGTGACCTAGCTGATCGGCTAAGAAACAATAAGCGATTAAAAGAGCTAGCGATAAAGCTAGGGGCTCTTCGTCGCATCTGGGTTCAAAGGAAAAGGGCTAAGAAAGCGACAGCAAACTATGAAGCAATTACAGGCGCTACGTTTGGCAACGATGTAACCAAAGCATTCCCTGCCGAGTTGGCACTGGCGGCTACGCCGCAGGGCCGAGCATTATTTGCTTTGAAGTTCTCTCAGAAAACTATTCTTACTAAAGACTATACAGCAAATCAAAACAATCTCGGAAAAGGTCCAGTGGTCATGTACATAGATGTTTCAGGATCAATGGGAGGGGAACCGGAACTATGGAGCAAGGCAATAGCATTCGTCGTCGCTGAGGAAGCTTTGAAGGAAAATAGAAAAGTATTCATCCACTTGTTCGACACTCGCATTGATCAATCAATCGAACTAAAACCCAAAGCTTCTAACACAATGGCATTACTAGATTTCGTTGCGACGTGGACACTCGGCGGAGGTACCAGTTTCAATGCGGTAATCAGCCACGCTGTAGATCACGGCTGTAAAGATGCCCGAGCCGACGTTCTATTGATTACGGACGGGCACTCCGACATCAATGAGAACCTTGAGCGTCGACTAAAACTGTTTAAACAAAGCACAGGAACGCAATGGTCTACAGTGTGTATCAATACAGAAGTGCCTGCGGTCTGCAAAAAATTTAGCGATGATATGTATTCGGTTAACGTTTACAACACTGAAAGCTCTGTAGACGTTATTCAAAAATGTCTGAGGTAGGTTGACGACATGAGTGAAACACCCGCAGATCAGATCAGGGCTCTCAAAGAAGAGTATCAAGAGAGAAGGCAGGACGGCTCCGCGACAAACGGAGACGTCTCTACCGTCGACAGCCCTCCAACTAAACCCGGTCTGGGGCACATATGGTTCGACAGCTCAACTAACCAACTGTGGGTATGCACAGGCAGGATCAACGGAAAACTTAAATGGTCTAAGGTTCCGGAAAAGCTGTATGACTGATGCAGCAAAAGCGATAAAGAATCTTTGTGAGAAATACAACGGACGGCCGACAAGCGAAACTGACGTCTGCACTTGGGTGAGGGACAGAGTTTACGAAAAAATAAGAGTATTCAAGCCCAGTTCACAACATGAATCCATATGGTTTAGAGGAGCGTTATTAGAGTTTATCGAAGAGAAAGCATTGTTCTGCATATACTTGCAAACAGATGAAGGTAATACACTGGACATAACTTTTCCGCTCGCTATGTATGTACGAAGAGAGTATGGCGTAGAGATAACTAATTGTTTCGATAAAAATATAATTCTCGGATTCACAGAAGCCATGGACTTGGCTGAGCTGATAACGGATGACATCTGTGTTTGGGTCGGTCAAGCCAGCGATGCGGTCACCGCTTAAATCGGAAGAAAAGCGAAAAAACATTGTATGCTGGGCAAGCACACCCTATCTTTCTTCTGTTCTTGTCACATGAACATGTCTTTTCAATTTCTGCTTGAGAGCACACCCATCAAACAAGCTGAAGCAGTAGCGCTGCTGGCTGCCACGGGGGAGTACGGAGAAGGTCCGATCGCCATTGAGCTGAGCAAGGTATTCGACCTTCGCCGAATCGACAGCAAGAAGCTGTTCGAGCTCTCCATCGAAAAGGGGAACCCCGAGCTGGCTTCTCTGGCATGGAAAATATCCGTACAAAAGCCGGACAAAGCCATCGGCAAGATTGCCGCTCCGGTTCGGAACGGAGCTCATCTAAAGATCTCTTCACCCGATACGCCGGACCACTTGATCGAGGTCTTGAACAGCTATAGCGGATACTGGTCGGCAGGCGCAGCTTTGCTGCTCTCTAAGAGCGCGGACGACGAATGGACGACGCTTAAGGAGATTGCCACCAGCTACGTAAACTCTCTGTGGCGCGAGACCGAAGCTTCCGAAACCTGTGTAGCTTTCCGAGGTTTCTGGCGTAACGAGCGGAGCGATGTCTGGGTTCCGGCGGACACAAAGCCTGGCGCCGAACGAAAGAATTCGTTCCACGTGAGTCCGGTTTATATCGGTCTTCGTGAGGGGATGCTGTGGTGCCGGAATCACGGTCTTATCGAACAGGAGAAAGGGATCTCCGTAGGGAGCTTGCGGGAGAACGTCGCGCCTAAGGCAGAGCACATGCAGCGTATGTTCTATCAAGTTCGGGCAACGGACAAAGGGAAGGAGATGGTGAAAGCTTGGGGAGACGTCGACGATTACGTGGATGGGATCTTCATGCGGTCTAAGTAACAATCCCTCTTTCTCCAAGAAAAAAGACCTATCATCAAGCCCCAGCCCCCTGGGGCTTTTCTTTTTTGCCTCATGAAAATCAAATTTCTTAAAACCGACAAAGAGGCACTGGATGCGGTTGCGGATCTGAGCAGGCTAAACAAACTCTGCTTGGACATGGAAACAACAGGGCTGCAGGCAACCATCGCTAAACCACGCTTGCTTCAGTTGTGTGACGCTTCCCCTCAAGTAGAAGATCGCATCATTTATGTTTTCGATTTATTCGAAACGAATGTCATAGCTGAACTAAAAGAATTAATCGAAAAGCAGGAAATGCTGGTGGGCCACAACTTAGGCTTCGACCTACAGTTCCTGTACAGCCTGGGAATCGATTTCAAAAATAAAATCTTTGATACGTACATCGCCGAGCGCGTATTAAGGGCGGGGTTCCAAGAACAAAAGGTTTCGCCAAAATCAAACAAAACATATTTCGCAGATATATCGTGCTCACTCAAAGCAGTTGCTATGCGGAGATTAGAACTCGAAGTAGACAAGGAGCAACGTTTAACGGATTGGGGAGCTCCGAGCCTGACACTCGAACAAGTCGAGTACGCAGCTAGAGATGTCGATATCCTCCCTGCAATTGCTTCGGAACAACTAGCCGAATTGAAAGAGGAAGCGTTGGTGGATGTATACAGCATCGAATCCAGATGCGTACGCGCTGTGGCGTTGATGACTTACCACGGCTTCAAGGTGAACATCGAAAAACTTCAGAAACTCAAAAAAGACATTGAGAGTCAACTCGCCGCAAAAACAGAAGAGTTTGTAGAGGCACTCGATGCCCGCTTGCCGGAAGACAAAAAACTTCCAAGAGACATCGAGGGCAACGTCGCAGTCGGTAAAAAGGCGGATAAGGAGTTTAATCCGGGATCCACAGCGCAGGTTGCTGCAGCGTTTGATTTATGCGGGATAGCATTACCAGTAAACCCTGATACTAAAAAAGTTACTCTGAATCAAATAGCGCTAGCTGAATTCGATAGTGACGACCCGACACTTCAGTTATATAGAGAACGGGTAAAAATGGAAACGAGTCTGGAGCATGCAGATAAGTTGATCTCAAACATCAACCCCATGACTCACAGGATTCATAGTTTCTACAACCAAGTCGGAGCCAACAGCGGTCGGTTTACGTGTTCCGGGGCAACCAAGACAGCTAAAAGTAAGCCAAAAACTAATTTCGGAGTGAATCTGCAGCAAGTTCCCCGGTCTAAATCTTTCCGAGAATGCTTCGAAGCAAGCGAAGGATACAAATTAGTTATCGCAGATTACTCACAAATGGAACTTCGGTTGCTCGCTGAGCTGGCTGATATCCCGCAAATGCAAGAAGCGTACAATAAAGATATAGACCTACACACACTCACAGCAAGCTTAGTGAACGATTGTGATATTACGGAAGTTACAAAATCGCAGAGACAAATGGCGAAAGGGGCTAACTTCGGATTTATTTATGGAATTGGTTATCGAAAATTCAAAACGTATGCTGCAGCATCTTTCGGGGTGCATATGACCTTATCAGAGAGCAAAGTGCTGCACAGTAAATTCCACAATGCGTACCCACGGTTGCGGGAATGGCACCGTCAAAGGGGAGCGCTTGTGCAGGATGGTTGGTGCTACACGAGGACAGCTCTCGGCAGACGCCGACTGCTCTCATACGACGACGCCCGTATGACGATCGCGGCGAACACCCTGATCCAGGGAACGGGTGCAGATATTTTGAAAATTGCACTAGGAAATTTAAACGAATATCTAAACGATGAAGTACGGTTAATCGCTGTTGTGCACGATGAATGCGTGCTAGAGGTAAAAGAGGGACTAGAAGAAACATGGAAAGAAAAATTGGCTGAGATCATGGTGCACGCCGGAGACACAGTCTTCAAAAAGACACAATTAGTGGCGGAACCCGGCATAGGCAATGACTGGTCTGCCAAGTAAAGTTCCGTAAAACATCCGCAAAAAATGGACTTAGTACAGATCCCCAAAAACCCTGAGAAAGAAGTTTTCACCCTAAAAGCGGGAGAAAACTATTTTGCGTTTATAACGTCAGAGGACTCAGTGTTCTTAGTGACAGAGCCCTTCAAATCCCCACTGGTCGCCAGTAACAAAGCAAGGTCTCTCAAACGCGTACACAAAATTCAAGTAAACCTAAAAAATACTGATAAGCCAAAGACAGCGAGTAAACTGCAGCCAAAATGTGTCTTATACACCGAGGCTGAAGTGGCCAAGCTCACGCATTTGCGTTTCAGGGAGACTTGGTTTATTTTGGCGCCCACGGGCGGTTACGTTAAGAGCGTAATGGAAGGTAAAAAGGTTGTGGAATACACGAAGGATATAAACAATGCCAAGGAATTTAAATCCTACGAAGACGCAAGGGATTATTTAAAGACCTTAGACCTCGTGGTTAAAACCGGCCATGGTTTACGGCGTTACTTCAAAGAAACAAAAAAGATTGAGAAAGGGTAAACTTGAAGCATATGATTTAATTTAAAAGATGCGCCGCCAAAGGTTTGCGGGAGAACAGCTTGAAGCTCTCAAACAGATACCGTCAGACGTGTTGGCGGCAGCAACGGAGGCGTTAAAACAAGCACAAACAGATCTGAAGCCCGACAGCGGGGGGCGCCTAGGACCAGGAAGTCAACAAGAACGCGATGAAGGAGCAGCAGCGAGGGCAAGAGCCGCAGCAGCAGTGCCGGCGGCCGTGCCCACTGTTCCAACAGCTCCCACAGCGGCTAAGGTGCCGAATTTAGGCGACCTCTTCGCGTCCCTTGGTTCAGGCGGAGGATTTGAAATGCCGCAATTCGAAATGCCTGCCTTCGAAATGCCCTCATTCGAAATGCCTGATTTCGAATCGATGTTCCCCCAGCAACAATACGGAGCACCAGGACAACAACCAATCGAAGAACCAAAAAAAGTTCCGTCAACAAAGAAGAAATCTATAGTTCGTGTGGGCAACAAATCATACAACTTGGCTAGGAAAGGCGGACCAGGAATGAACGTCGCAGATATAAAAGCTATGAAAGACTCTGGCTGGACTAACACACAAATCCGAAAAGCAGCTACGCAGGCTCCACGGGTGGCAGCGCCCGCACAGCGCATGATCAATAGCGCGAAAGCAGGGGCCGCCAATAAAGCCAAACAAGTGACAGCTAAGACAAGTAAGGTTATCGGTCGAGCTAAGAAAAAGTAACTTCGGCAGACTAGAAAATGAAAGAAAAGTATATTTTACAGTTACACAAGAATAACAAAAAATTAAAAATAGCCATAAGGGCAAATGACAGCGGTCATGCGCAGGCGCAGGCAACTGATATCGCGAGAGCACTGGCAACAGATTCGTATGATTTGTCATATGGCGAACAAAAAGACACTATTTTAGCGGAATTATTCAAAGATCTAGCAGATAATAATTTTACTCATAAAAACTGTAGGATATGGTCTGGTACAGCGTGCAACGGAATTCCTTGCGTATATGTTCTAGGTGCAAGATATTACATAAGAAACACAATCCTCAAATATTTAAACATCGCAGATGACGGACACAACGCGAAACCCAAGTGCGACTGCCAAGACTGTATAAATCCGTATCACTTCAAGCACGCCAAAGAAAAAAACGAAAAGATTTCGTGCGGAGACCTGAAAATGCTTGTAGCCTATCGGGGCCAAGGCGTCCCAGTCTCACAGATTGCCGAGGCACTCAAGGTCCACCGCTCAACCATCTACAGAAAGTTAAAAGATGAACCTGTTCTTAATGGGTCTCAAAGTAACAGCAACCGCTGAAGAAGACGAAGGCATTGTCAACGTTTTGGCAGAAAGTCTTCCATCCAACGAAAAGCGAGTCGAAACTAAGTTTCAACTCCTACAAAAAGCTAATCATTACGTTGGAAAACTTCTAAAGAATTTAGAAGTTGGACAAACTGTGCTGGCCATCGGTCCCACAATCCCAACTATCGATGGGGTTCTGAAGATGCAGCCCATGCTGGTTGTAACTCAAGATAACTTCGAGGATCTGTTAGCCATCAACGTGTTTATGGCCACGGGCGGCCTAGGCCCGAAAGCTGAAGAAGTAGAACTATCCGACACAACCGTAACTAACAGATCCCTGGCCTGGCAAACAGAAGAAAGCGAGACCGCGTGGTTCAAATTGACTGCGTGGGGAGAACTTTCCAAACAGCTTGCAGAACTGGCACCAGGAACACCTACTATCGCCGTAGGCAAGGTTTCAACTAGCGAAAAAGACGAAAAGAATTATCTGAACTACACAGTAGACAAGATTTTGTACCTTCCTAAGTCATCCAAAGCAACTCCTAAAAAAGCCGTGGACCCTGAAAAAGGTAAAGTTTCCGCTGCTGCTATCGGTTCTATCGATTTCTCACTCTGATTAGTAACTAACCATGGTATTCATCGCTGGCCAATTTTCTCAGGACGAAATTCTCTGTAACGTCCCCCCGCATACTCTGAGGATTGATCTTCAGGCACGTCGTTGGAAATCCGACGTCGATCCTGACTCCGCTATTGTCGACCGAAACGACAACGGCATCCCGATTGAGTTCGTACTCGTCGGCTTTACACCATATTTCGGCAACTTAGGTATGCGGAACCAGGAAGAATTCCTGCGTATCGCGTACATCGGAGTAACACCGAACCATCGACTACTGCCGCCACGCTGCGTCACAACCTCGATGATCTCAGGTAAATCCTCGCAAAAGAATTTCATCAGCTATTTCCAAACTCTGTATAACAATCGAATTAACTGCGCCTCCGTCATCACGACAACAAAGTTTGTCACTCGTAGCTTCAATGAGCGCGATCCGATGACCGGAGCAGACGGAGCAAAGATTAACTTCAACGCTCTCGAATTTGCGGATCGTCCTCCAGCCAATGAAGATGAGATCAAACTCATCGAAGACATCAACACATGGCTGACGGACAAAGGAGGTAATCTGTGTGCCTCAGCATTGAAGTCGCACATCCCCGGCTCGGATTTAGTTGAGCTTCCTTTGGGTTCGGATCACAACGAAATTAAAGCTCGATTCGCAGCCGAACATCAGGGTTCCGCGGCCGGGGCATTCACCAGCGCTCCGCAGGCCAAAGCACTCAAATCTGCTAAAGACACTCCGAGTGCTGAAAGCGAACCGCCAAACGCAAACAATAAAAAAGCAATCGAGTTAACAGCAGAGCAAGCAAAAACGCTCGGTCTGGATTTTTAAGCTACTCTGTCGGAGAAGCCCAAGGAGGAGCGGTTATACCGCTCTTTTTTATTGCTCGAGAGAGCTGGGATGTTCTGCGCTTTTAGGAGTTAACAGCTCATCAAACCCGGGAAGAACCACGCCGGATTTGGCGCACCAAGAAGCTAAACGCGAAAAAAGGTGATTTCGAATTAAATATTGCTTGTGAACGCCCTCAAAGATTTCGAGCATCTGATCGCGGTCGAGCTTAGCAAAGTCACCAACGACTCTCTTATGCAAGAACTCCTGCTCAGTGCTCAGCCATTCCAGATTTAACATAATCTACAGAATGCACTGAAGTCATAATAGGCAACGAAACGTGGTTGGATCGGAATTTTTGGTTAAACTCTGACAGCCTCGGCGCCCAGCACCTTGACCGATACGTTCTACCAGATCCCCAACGGCGTCACCCATGCGCTCATCAAGCACTCCTTCATCACCGGATCGATTTTGGTCCCATATGATCCTCTATCGACACTGAGCGATCAACTGCGAAAACACCGATTCTCGGTTACCGAAAACAAGGACGAAGAAAATCTTACGGATCCAGTTTGGTGGGTCGGACAGAAAGAAAAAAAATTCGATTGGGTCGTGGCAGCGACAACAGGCTTAGGAGAGTACACAGAGTACATACTCGAATACGGCATACAAATTGCTACACAAGGCATAGCCGTTTTGGATAGACTCTCGTTCATCGAGCCGGTGGCTAAACGCAAAAGTTTTTTGCTAGCCAACAAAATCAGCAATATGATCGTCCTGAATCCACGCCCGAAATTCAGAGCCATCGGATCGACCAGGGATTCGGTCACAAGCTGTTGGTTCGTATTCCAGAAACCCGAGTTCTGGCACGACGGCACCCAAATCACATTCGGTCTTGATTGGGACCGTGTTGATCCTCTACCTCCACTGCAATGACTTACACACGTCAACAAAAATTCGACAAATTTCAGCGCGATGTTCTGGATCAACTCGCCCAAACAAACGCTCTGCTCGAAAAAATCACAGCCCTTTTGGTTTCCGATCAACTCCTACAAGAGTGTGTCTCCCCAGACGGAGAGGCCCGCACTGCCGTTGAGTGCGCGGAGATTATTACCGAATCTTATTGCGCAGGTCTTTGCCTCGCCGAAGAACTGACTGAGCGCAACCGAGAATTCGCATACCAAAAATCTGAATTTTTTGTAGATTCGGATGATGATACAGAGGACGCCGAAGAAGACGAAGACGAGGATGAAGATGATGACGCAGGTTCCCCTCCTTCTTTTCAAATGTCTTTCTAAAGAAGGAGTAAACTGAGGGTTAATCGACACAAAAATGTGTCTCAAACACGTGTAACTCTCAACGGTTTAAGGCATTACAATTGCGCTGGTGTTCCCAAACCGCTTCCTTCAGTAACTAGTGTACTATCTGCCACGCAGACGGAAGAAACGCGTAAGAAACTAGCGCATTGGAATCTAATGAACCCCGGCGTGGCGGATAAAGCTGCGGCCAGAGGAAGTTGGATCCACAACGCGGTAGAGAACTACGTACGAGGAATCGCTGTACATCCGGCAGACGATCTCATGCCCTACTGGACGGGTATGCCGGAAAAACTAGACGAGCTGCTAGATAACGGAACAATACTATGGAGTGAAAAACCGTACAATCAACCGCAATGGTCTAAGTACGTAGGAGAAGATGGTGTAGGAAGAATACACTATTACAATGAAAACACAGGGCACGGTTACGCCGGTTGCTGCGACATTATTTACAGAGACGGCAACGGAGAAATTGTTCTAGGAGATTTCAAAACAAGCGTCGGTCCGTACTCCGCAAACTTCCCGAAAGCCAAAGCTGACATCCCCGACCACGTGCGCAAAGCGTTGATCAGCGGGGTTTTCAAACTGAAAAAGACTCAACTTCAGCTCGCTGCGTATTCGTTAGCGGCGGAAACTTGTCTGGACTTACGTGTAGACAAAACCCAAATAATCGTATCGACACCCCTACCGGAATACCCAGTTCAAGTATTCACCTTCAGTCGAGCTCAATTAGAAAAACACATGGAACAATGGTTACAAGTTTTGCGGCAGTTCTACGAGAACTGTAAAGACTAGAGAGTACTTCTTAAGGGCCTCTTCCGCTGCAGCGCAAGGGGTTTCGTGGCAGAATGACCGGACGCCTGACAGCTATGAAATTCCTCTTCTCGATCAATCACGCCGTCTCAGAACACGTCAATCCTGCGACTGGCAAGATTGCTCCGGGGGGAAACTTTGCCGCCTTTAATAACAATTGGCTTCCTCAAGAGGAAACAATTGAGTTTCTGGCAGATGCTGTAACCACGCAGCAAGCTGGTTTGTGCGCTTGGCATTTATTAGAAGGAAGGAGAAGAGAAAAAAGTACAGGTGCAATCCGAGCCGGTTTAATAATCATCGATATTGATAATCAAGCAGACGGCAAAGATGAGAACGGCAACAAAATACAAAAACAAGAACTAAACGTAAGCGACGCACTAGCCTTAGATATCTGTGAGAAATACCTGAGTCTGGCGTACTTATCGCCGTCTCATACCGAAGCTTGGCCGCGCTTTCGATTGATCTTCGCGCTGGAAACAGCGATTATCGATCCCGATTTCTACCAGTGGTTTACCCGGTATGTAGCTAACCAGATTCCAGGATCGGATCGCCGAGCAACACAAGCCGTCAATCTGTTTTACGGAGGAACTGGAACCGATAGCTTGATTGTTGTCTCAGATAAATTCATACCTGAAAGCAAGATCAAGGAAGCATATGCTGTTTATTTAACTCAGCCAAAGCAGAACGATGCGGGCGGAGATGCGAGCCTACAACTCCAGACAAGCGTGGATCCCACGGGGGTGGATCTGGAACAGCTTGTTAGCGGGACCGTCCGAGCCATGCTCGAAGGAGAACCTGTGGAGGATCGGTCATTCGCTCTGACCGTTGCTCTTAAGGAAATCATCGGCTGGTGCAACTGGTTAAAGGCGCGTGGGTTGGCGACTCAGGAACCCCCCTTGACAACCGCACACCAGGTGTTCGAGAATATCTACGAATACCCCCCAGACCTCGATGGAAAATTTGGACGGATCCTGAGCAGCATCACAGATCCAGCCTCCCTGCAACCGGCTGTCGTCATGGCAGCGGAGGATGGAGAGCTGAGCGCCTGGAAGCGTGTTCGAAACGCGAGCCGAGAACAGTTCGAAGCCCAGTGCCCCGCCGAGACCCGAGCAGAAATCGCTGCACTTAAACCCAAGCCAACAAACTCAATTCTGAGTTTCGAGGATCTGGTCGCTCAAGCTGACGAAAAAATCAGCGAGACGCAAACATCAACATCAACATCAAAACCGAAAAAAATGGCGTCTACCCCATCCACACCGGCACAGTTGGTGTCCCTGCAGCAGGGAAACCGACAGTTTTCTGAAAATGATGTCGCCGACATCATCGTAAATAATTACGGAGCGGAGTTCCTCTTTGATTCGTCTTTAGATGAATTCTTTACATACGATAACGATGAAGGAATCTGGTACATTCAAGACGAACAGCATATCAAACGAAGGATCATAAAAACACTGGATACGTTTGTAGCAGCGGGCGTCATGCCCCGGTACAGCGCTGCCACGGTCAGCTCTGTGTTTCAGCTGCTGAAAGGCAAGCTGCTCAAATCAGTAAGCGGAGGGCGCGTTTCGATCTGGAGCAAAAGCCGCGGCAAAATCCCATTTGCAAACGGCACGCTCGACGGCGAGACCCTGGCATTCGAAGAGGGAAATCATAAAGACCTGTATTTGCGAAACAAACTCGCGTTCCCTTACGAGAAGACTGCGCAGTGTCCAAACTTCCACGCGTGGCTCGACTCCTGCATTGGCGCAGATAAAAAAGTCATCATTCGCGCGTTCGCCCGTGCACTGCTGACAGGCTACACAACGGGAGAAAGGTTCCTGCACTTGGTTGGTCCTGGTGGAACTGGCAAGTCGACAATGCAGCAGCTGTTAATTGCACTGGCAGGCTTTTCCGGTACGCACACGAGCAACCTCGAAACTATCGAGACGAATAAATTCGAGTGCTACAACCTCATAGGCAAAAGGCTTCTGCTGTTGACAGACGAGGCAAACTTCAACAAACGTCTAGACGTTCTCAAGAAAATTACATCTGCGTCAGACACACTGAGAGCAGAACGCAAATACGGAAAAGAAGTTATCAACTTCAAACCGGAGGTTCTCGTTTGCATTGCATCGAACGAGCACATCAGCTCTTCGGATATCAGCAGCGGTTTGGAGCGCCGACGACTGACGATCATCATGGACAAAGTTGTGCCTGCTTCACAACGGCGTGATCTTCTCAACATCTACCAAGACCGCTTGGAAGGTGACCTGGTTCCAGAACTCAGCGGAGTGGTCTCATGGGCACTCGATATGCCTTTCGATGAGATGCGTGATGTGCTTGCCAATCCCGTTAAACATGTGCCGTCGCTCAACGCCACTAACCTTGAAGCTCTGATCTTCAACAACCCTTACGTGGCATGGTTGGCGGAGTGCACTATGTACGCGCCTAATAGCCACGCGTTGATCGGTGCTGGCGCTTTCCGACCCAGTACAGACGAAGCGGAAAAAGGGATGTTCGTTAAAAACGCTTACCTGGAGCTCTATGCAAGTTACGTAAACTTCTGCAAGTCAAACGGCTACAAGCATTCCGCCAAACCCCGTTTCGTAGATCGTCTCAAAGAGACGATTCGAAATGTCCTTCGTGTAGAAGGTGTTGCTCCCAAATTCGTTAATGGCAAAGCCGTCTTCAGCGGATTACGATTGAAGCCGTATGACCCATCCACCGACCGCGCAGCGGCCGGATCAAATCGTCTCCCCTCCCCTGTGGAGTGGGCATCAAACCCAGACACTTCTTATTGGAAACCAGCTTTCGAAGCTCATGATCAACAACCAGTCGAATCGGCTTAACGGCATAGCGTTATTGTTCGGTGGATTTCTGAGCCTGACTGTCGCAGGGACAGATCCGAAAAATCTCTCAACCGCTGTGGCTGCTTCGGGCGGTCTGCTTGCAGGAACGGCAGCGGCAGCCGAACTTGCGAGGAAACGAGCAGAACAAGAACACGAAAAACTTCGAGTTGCTCGTGCTTTCACTGCGCTTTATCGAAACAATCGAGGAATACTGCTACCGCAAGAGCTTGCATTTGAAGCAGACGCCGACCTAGAGCGCATCGATAACTTCTTAACAAAGCTGGCAGAATCGCAAGGAGGTCAAAAAGTTACAACCGATCAAGGAACGTTCTATAAGTTCCCGCACCAAGAAAACATCCTGGATCAACTGAGTGCGAATGCGAGCGCATGGGCTCAGAAACAAGTAGAGGTCTACATGCAGGAAAACGTAAAGCTTAAGCAACAACTTGTATCCATGCAAACCATCCTCACGCAAATGCCGATCACCGCTAAGGCGAAGATCCCCACGGTGCAGAATGAAACTCCTCAAGAACCAACAGATCCCTGGGGAAAGCTGTTATAATTTAAGAACGCGCGTAAGGCGAGTAGAGCCGGGGCCATAAACCCCGGCTTTCGCTTTTCAATTAAAAGTAAGAATTCAACGGAAAACAGAGCCCGCCATGCGGACGGGAGTCCGATAAGGAACAGACCTTGAAGAAACCATGGTCCCGCCTGTATAGCTACTAGCACTCGAAGGGCGAGGAGCAAGAGGCGTCCGGACGGCCGAAGGGGTTCCTATCGGAGAGCGCGTCATGCTTCCACCGATGTAAGAACTGGCGGGCACTGTGGGGACAATAGGAGTACGACTAACAGCAGAAGTAGTAGGTCTAGTCGTCCGATAAACAGGCATCGTAAATCCGCCAGGCTATTCTCAAGTTTAAATCAAAAACTTAAGGAGCCAAACGAGCTTTATGCAATCGAGTTTTTTCGTACCAAGCAGCTAGTTCGGGTGCCCAAGCTTGAAAGTGCGGCCACATTAAATCGCAAAGATTTCGAATCTCTTCCTGCGCATCTAGCTTGCTGCGGAGGTCCATGAAGTGAAGGAAGGATCGCAGACTGAATGTCACGACAAAGTGCTGACGAAAATCAAACGGAAGAATTCCTCGAGCATGCTCTTCCGCATGGCCTAGGTAACGAACCATATGGCAGTAGCGCTGGGCAGCAGCTTTGCATAACAGAACATCCTCACTGCGCTGCTCTTCCGTATACGTATATTTTTTACCCTGCCTGTCGGAGTAGGTACCTACCGGCCTGAGATAAAAAACATCTTCTAAAGGCAAAAGGTTATCGGCGACCTGGCAAACTCGATGACCGGTATAACGCATCGATTGGACGTCAAAGGATACAGCGACTCGATGAGTCCGAGCCTGCTGCATCACAGAATGCGGAAAATACCCGCAACTAAAGGTGATGGACGCGTGTTCGAGAGGCCCGTAATGCCCACGTTCGCCCGCTAGGAGCCTTTTGACGATTACTTCGCCAGCGTGCGCTTCGGACGGAGGATCTTCGCAAAAAACATATTTCTCGGAGTAATCTTGATGAAGTGCAAACCAAATCAAAGTCTGTGGATTTACTGTTTGATTCAGTACATCCACTCGGAATTTAGAGTCCACGGGGGAGCTTTAGGTTCGGGGAAAGGTTTCCTGATACCGTAAACGCCGTGTGACTTCGGACGGAGTGATGCCCGTCATACGCATGGCGTCCAGGTTCAAGCGCTGCCCCGCCATCCTAATGGGAAAGTCGTTTCCTTGCATCATCGTGCTCCCTGTTGCTTTTTAGCCTTAGCTAAGGACATCAGATTATTCATAGTATTATGTGTATTTAAGGCGTAATCAGTAGGCACGACGCGGGTATTTAGGAAATTCTGTTTAGCTGTCAGCAGCAATTCCTGCTGCATCCGAAGACGCTGCTCTGGTTTATTTTGTAAAGCAGACAGCATATATTGCTGCTGACTCATATCATCAGCACTATCGGGAGCTGCAATAGCCCGCTGGTTATACCCAGCGACACCCATCGGATAGTGACTGGTTTTGATGTTGCCGGGATTGTATTCCACGGCTTGGACCGGAGGTCTCGTATAAACCCCTCGGTCATGCTCCAACTGAGCGGCAACGCGAGTGGGAATATCTAACGTCGTAATACGGCGTAAACTCAGATCTGGCTCACGGTTATAACCCGTCAACCCAGGCGGAAACAAAGCCTGAGGAAAGGACTCAGGGTTCTTATCTGTGCCAGTGCCTGGGATAATCGCCATTACTGATCTCGCCGATTCGCAGACTTACTTCTAATTCTAAGATTATCAGAGGAATTATCTAAGGGGTTTTTGTTTTTATGGTCGACTTCGCGAGAGGAGTCGCCCTTTTCCACGCGGCCGCTGCGCTCCATCATGCGGCGAGCTTTATTACGTGCCGCACGACGTTTCTTTTGCGCTTCAGTTTTATGGTAAGTATCGTATTCTCTACGATAATCTCTTGTCATTCTTCAACAGTATCGCCTTCAACCAATTCTAAGGTCCAATGATCGCGAATAAAAACGGCAGCGTCCTTTTCAAAAGCTTGCCAAAGACCGGTATATAACCCGTTTGTACGGCCATACATCACGTAGAGTTCATCTAAAAAGTCAGCTTTACGCTGCTCGGCAGCAACATCCCACGTATCAAGGACAGACTGCCAATCAAACGCCTTGGAATCAGAGTCCGGCTTGGAAATCTCGAACAACATTTTCAATCAGAGCAGAACGATAACTTAACATCCGGGCCATCTCCCGGGTAGTCAAATCCCCAAGAGGAGAATCTTCTTCATCCCAGCTAAAGGTTTTCGCGGCAGCACGTTGATCGGCGCACGCAGCAACGTTATCCCAATCAGTAGCTGTCACTTACTCGCCTCAATAACGTACCCAGTATTGGGCCCTTCTACCATAAACCTAGGCCCAAGATTTTTCTTGGAATACAACAAACCTTTTCCATTCGACGATACGTAACCGCCAGTAACAAGATCCAAATCCCCATACGGATCGTTAACAACATACTTAGTATTATCCTCAGAACGCCCAATAATCACCAGCCAATGCCCCCCGCCGGTGGGAGCACTTACGGAACCCTTATGGAGGATACCTATAGGAACAGGGATGCCGCGATTTAACTGTGCGTCTATAAGAGCCCAGTTGTAATCTGTGCGAAACTTCGCCTTCAGACCATAATGAGTAAGAGCTTTAATCTGATTCTGGTAATAAACAGTATCTCCATATGTGTAAACGGTTTTAATATATTCGTCGTCTCCCGAAATACTTGATGGTTTCAGAAACTTCAATAACATAGCGCAACTACTACTAAAGCAAGTGCGCATGGGGTCAACTTGATTATCCCGTTGACTGTAATACGGAACAGCTAAAACCCGAGGAACGGCAGCAGGCTGAGCTGGTTCGGATTCTTTGGGGTCGTTGATTATCTTGAAGTCAGGCGGCCACATCCACCACGTGCGGTCAGGTTGGGCTTCAAGGGTGAGTTTGTAGTGAGCTTCCCCTGGAACCATCGTTATGGCTTGCCAACGATGAGCGGACCCTTTAGGTACAAAAAGTTTGCGCTCAGCTTCGAGTTCGGAAGCCTGTTTCGGTTCGTGCTTCAGCCATGTATCACGCTGAGCGACGATAGAGGAAGCCAAGAGGGGATGCCGATCCTTGGTCAAAAATAGCTTCTTTTCAGCTTCGCGCCGGCGGCTTAAGCCTTCTATCGGTTTTCCGTCAACTTTATTCCACTTAGAAAACTCGGCTGCGACAACCGAGACAGATGTTTTGTCGTTTAAAAGTTTTAAAAGGGTGGACGAACGGAAGGCACTCAGACCGATGTTGTAAGCGAAACTTACAAGAGCATCGAATTGATTTTGGTTTACCGGAACACTCAACGCATTTAAAACTCCGGTAGCAAATTCATCTACCGTCTGTTGAAGACGCGCATCCGCTTGGGCTTGGGTAATAGTCAGGCCCTTTACCACGTCGGGGCCAGTTTGCCCCCAACCGATAGTCCAAACGCCGCCGATGTCTGCATACGCAGTTAAGCGACATCCCTCAAAGCGTTTAATGAGGGATAATCCGTTTTCAGAAACTCTCAACGCTCTTGAACGTCGATACCAATACGGTACTCAGTGCCAGAGCGCCCTTTCAATTGAATGTAAGCGTAATAATCACCACTGCTAGCGATACGAGTTTGAGTGACGGCACTATTCCGACTGCTGTACTTAGACGGAGCGGCAGTCATTACTTCGCTACCGGCAGAATCCAGAATGATGACAGTACCGCAGCTATTCTGATCGCGAATATCAACCTGGAGGATGCCGGTTGCGTTAACAGTCAGAGGATAATAATCAGAAATTCCGTACGCACCGTCTGCCGCGTAGGTGCGAGCGGTGGTGTTAACAACAACCACGCCGCTGGCATTTAACGTTCGGCGCTGATCAAAATGCGTGGAGTTCGTGCGGCGTGCCGGGTCGGTCAAACCGCTGTTGACGACGGTATTCAGCTCGAGATTCTTTGTAAACTGAGACACGACTGATTCGCCATTTACAACTAGTTTAGTAGAAATTTAACGGTTAATCGTATACCTGAAAGCCTAAAATTACGTTAGTTAAAACCGACGAATGGGTCCCGAAGCATTGGTTGCGGCTGCCGCGACTCTTCTAGGTTTTCTTACATGGTCTCATCAACAACGCCAGAACGTCATCAATGATCGATTCAATTCGATTAAAAAACGGATGGAAGATGTTGAAGCAAAAGTAAACGAAATACCGGCTGTATATGCGATGAAATCGGAATTAAATGCGGGACTTTTAGATATCAGAGACAGACTGAATCATATTAACGATAAGTTAGATCAATTAATACTCAGCAAGATCAATGAAAAAAACTAATTACAATTTCTGGCTGGCTATTTGTTACGAAATAACCAAAGCTATTGTAGATCAATTCCCTTCCTTAAAAAACAATAAAATTATCAGATTAATTTTAAACTACTGCAAACATGATTGGATTTTGTGGAGAATAGAAGCCGCGTTAGACTCAGTAGATAAACAAGTAGAAGAGTTGCACAAAGAGTGGGATAAACAAGAAAAAGCTAAATACGAATATTATGAGCTACCTCCAGACGGTTCAAAAGCACAGGATCTCTTAGGGGGCGAAATGGGTATCCGCAGTACATATAAAAAAGATTGAGTAGGATAAAGTCAGAGGCTCAAATCTTATGGACAACCTCATTTCAAACGCTCAACGACTCGTTGAGATTCTCCTCGCTATCCACGGGGTGGCTATCCTGATCGTCAATTTGACGCCAACCAAACGAGACGATCAAGCTGTTGCAGGTTACTACCGGATTATCGAGGTTCTGGCCGGTATCATTACTCGACTGGCAAAAGACTGATCGCAGGTTCTAGCAACGGAATCCGACAAAGTTCAACATATTCTTTGGCGGCTTCCGTTGCTTCCGGATCGGCATTAACCCACTTCAATATTCGAAACTCGCGCTCTTCGCTCCAGAAAGATTGAGTGCGAAACCAAGTAAACCAAGTCACATCAGACTTGGCTAAATTACAAGAAGCACAGCAAGGAATTAAGTTGGTTCTTGCGGTAGCGCCGCCCCGAGCTTTCGGAATGACGTGATCGAGAGTATCGGGATTATGCCGTCCGCAGTACGCACACTCACCCCAAGAATCAAAAATATCTTTTCTAAATCGCTTACGGGCTTTGCTGCGTTGTAAACACTTAAGCTCGAACAAATAATCTTGTTCGCTCACTTAGTGTGTGCGGCTCAAGACAATTCTAGCGAGAAGCTAGATATCAAACCTGAACTAATTCGGGTAAGTACCTATCCAAAGTAAGAATATGTGTGGAGGGAGCTTCGAAAGTATCTGCTAAATACTGGCAGGCGAGCTCCGGATCAGTGCGCTCTCCGCACGTAAACACGTCCACGGCGGCGTAGCCGTGCTCAGGCCAGGTGTGGATCGAGATATGGGATTCGGCTAAAAGAGCAAATCCTGTAACCCCCTGAGGAACAAAGGGATGGGTTCGAATATCGAGAAGAGTCGCATGCGAGACTCGTGCGGCTTCAGCTAGAGCGTCCCGAATAAACGATTCGTCGTTCAGTTTTTCGGAGTTGGCCCGATACAGCTCTAAAATGCAGTGCTTGCCGCTGCTCATCGAGCGCACTCAAACTGTTTCAATTGTAGTGCGGTTTCCCGTAAGCAGAGCTAAAGTCCAGCTCAAGTCACACAAAAACATGAAAACACCCAGAATACAATGGTTGACACAGGATCACTCGCTTTGGGAGGCAGATTGGCTACGCTTCCTCTTCAAGGAGATTCAAGATTTTATAGAAGTAGAATTTAATTGGACGGATATAAAGACCGACTCAAGCACTGTATTAGTGTGTAATCACACAGTACCATATAGAAACGCTCTAGAGAAACTCAGACAAAACGGGAAAAAATATGCAATTTTTCTATTGAGTGATGAAAATCTAATAGAGCCGTGCGAATGGTTGCATGACCCAAACTGTGTGGGTTTAATACGTAACTACATAAACCCTAATCTAATACAACATCCTAAAGTGACCGTCGTAGGCTTGGGATGCAAAATAGGTTTAGTTAAATATTTACAGGATACACAAGTAGATCGGGATCTGATGTGGTCGTTCGCAGGGACTCCCCACGGTGAGCGGAAGAACATCGTCGAGTGTCTAAAAGTTTTAGAACCCAGTTCAGTTCACTCCTGCAGCGGTTTCAATGCGGCTGACGGATTAAATACGGAAGAGTACGCGAAACTTCTAAAAAGATCAAAGTATGTTCTATGCCCGCCAGGGCAAGACAGTATGGATTCTTTTAGGCTATACGAAGCGTTGGAAGCAGGCTGTGTGCCTATATGTATCAAGAATACAGGTTACTGGCATCTACATCCGACCTACTGGCACGGCGTGTTCAGAGGAGAATTAGATCTGCCATTTGTTTGCGAAGATACATGGGAAGCTTGTGTAAGCAAGGTGCAAGCTATAGAGAATGAAAATAAATATGACGAAATCAAACAGGAGTGCCAAGATTTCTGGCAACGCTGGAAATTGAATTGGCAGAAAAACTGTACGGATGTATTCAATAAGCTATAAATTCACTAACTCAGACAGTATCGATTATGAACAGGCCGGATGACGACACAGCTTTGGCTACGGGGCGCCAGCTCAATGCTCCGCTCCAAAATGTTGGTTGACCGGAAGCGGTTGTAAAACCACTTGTCGTAGGATTTACGAAATACAAAGCGCCGACAGTCAACCCGGTTTGATTGTAATCAAACGAATCCGGTAGGCTTACAGGAACAACAGAGCCACTACTAACGTCAGCTTCGGCAATCCCAATAAAATTATTTAAAGAATTGATTCTAGGCGAACCGCTGATAACAGCCTGAACGCGACCCGTGTCATCTAAGCCAACGGGATTGCCCTTTCGAATGGTGCTGGCCGCCGTAAAAGATATAGTGTCAGGAACAAATCCAACCGCAGCCGACAGAGCAGCATTTCCGCTGGCTAAAGCGGTATTAGCAAAAGCTTGAACTGCAATACCCGAGGCTAACGTTTCGGATGCAAGGCGTAACGCCGCGTTCCCAGAAGCAAGGGCAGTCGCGCCTGCAACTTGAGCGGTGCCGTCTAAACCAATAGAATCGCCGACAAAAATTAAGCCGCTGGCATTAGGCGCAATAGATACATCTAACCTTTTATCGCCTGTTGTTAGGTTCCCACCGCCGACTAAACCGCTGCCCGCTACTAAAGTTCCTAAAGCAACACCGTCGATATAGTCACTCGGAGGCAACTGGCTGTAGCCTCCGTTTACAAAAACAAGCGGAGACCTCGTAACCATATCTATCGCTTAATTACTTTAATCTTATCCGATTATCTCGGGTTCAGGTGGCGGAGAGGGCGGAGTCCAACCGGGATTCACCGCCCAGCCTTGTTCTGGTGTAAACGTATATTTCCAGCCATACCATTCATCAGGGTTCGGAACTTCTACATACAGAGCACAGTTAGACGTGTTGCAGTCCATAATAGTCAGACTAGGACTTTCAGGATCACCGATAACCGTGCGTTCAGAATCGATTATAATGGATGTAGTATCGTCAAATAAATATAAACTAACGTTAGGGACGTCGAAATCAGCTAAGCGACAGATAGTTTTCACGGGGTTTTCAAATTAACTGATTAACTTTATCAAAGCATATCAGTAAGTAACAGCGTTGTCGAAGTAACCGCACGACCGATAGGACCCCAGCTAACAGCACCGGACCAAGAAGCGGGCTGAGTCGAAGTTGTCGTGATACCGCTTGTGGAGGGATTCACGTAGTACAACGCGCCCACGGTGAGTCCGGAATTCGTGCGGTCGTAGGAACCAGGCAACCGAACGCGCACCGAAGAACCACTACTAGCAGCGGCTTGTGCGATACCGATAAAGTTTGTTTGTGACCCCAAAGTCGGGCGTCCCGTGCCAATTGCCTGAACACGCCCAGAATCGTCTAAACCGACAGCATACCCAGATAAAACAGCACTGGCGGCGGTGTACGTGATAAAGGTTCCAGCTGGGTTTGCGTTTAAGGCAGTAAAAACAGCATTACCGCTAGCGATAGCTGTAAAGGCTAAAGTTCTACCCGAAAAACCACTGGCCGCAGCAAACGCAGATTGATCGATGGCGGCATCACCGCTGGCAATAGCAACGGTTGCTGTTCTTTGAGGAACGCCGTCAGCGGCCAGACTATTGGCGATAAAAATTAAACCGCTGGCATTGGGCGCAACAGAAACGTTTGTAAGGACAGTTGCGGATAAATCTCCGCCTCCACTCAAACCGCTACCGGCGATCAAACTTCCGGTATTGACGCCGGTGACCGAATCGCCGGGAGGTAACTCCGTCGATTGCCCACTAATTAAAACAAGAGGACGACGGACTACCATGATTTATGGTTCTTTATTTATATGGTAACCGCAATCAGAGGGTTTTAAGAACAGAGATGCCGCTGGCTGAGATGGCGCGGCCGATATAGTTCCACGGCGTTTGGCCGCTCCAAAGGGCGGCGGGTGTTGAGCTGGTTGTGAGTCCGC